CTCACTCGAATAAGATTTACGCATATCCAAACACCTCAGATTTGGGCGCCATCATAGCGCCCGATTGAAGTGTCCAAAATCATTAGGCCAGTTCAAGCCCGCTCCCACAGGGACTGTGTTCAACTGAGGTTCAAGGCAGCAGCACCGCACGGCGCGCATCGCCGAGAATGTCGACGCCGTTGAGCACGAACTTCTGGGTGCGCACGTCGATGTCGATCACTGGAACGCCGTTTTCCAGGCGGTTGTAGGTACGGCACGACAGCTCAAGATTGGTCCTGGGCTTCTCGCCCATCTTCAGCGCGGTCTCTTCCAGGGATTTCAGCTTGCCGCCGACGGTGTGGTAGGTGAACCAGGTGTTGCCGTCCTGATCCTGGCCGGCTTCACGCACATTCAGCAGGATGTCGTCACCGACACTGACGCCCAGCGCCAGCATGATTTCCGGGCCGACACCTTGCAGGCTGAGCTTGGCGTTGAGGGCCTTGCCGCCCTTGGCCATTTCCTCGGTAATGAAGCGCCCGCCGCGCATTTCTTCCATGTCGAACTCGATCTTCGGCGGGGTGAACTCTTCCACGGTCGCCGACAACGGCAGGCCTTGCAGGGTGGCCGCGATGGCCTGTCTTACGCGGTTGGTAAACATTAGAGAACGTCCTCCAGGAACTGCTCGATGATTTCATCGCGGGCGTTGAGTTGATAAATCATGTGTTCGTTCGGCGCGTAGCGGCCGTAGTCGATCACCACGTACCAGGTGCCGTTCTTGTACTTCTCGACACTGTTGAGTTCCGGGTGCAGGTACACGCTGCCGCCCGGGATGGTTTCGTCGGCCACCAGGGTTTGCAGCCAGTCGTTGATGCGCTTGACCTCCTGGTCCATGAAGGACTTGGTCAGGTTCTTCGCCATGGCTTTCTGGCCGGCTTTCACCAGCTTGCGGCTGATGGCATCTTCCAGGCCGACGTAGCTGATGAACTTGCCGGTAATGGAGCGGTTGCCCAGCAGCGAGAAGCCGCCGAGGATGGTCCGGGCGTAGTAGCTGATGCCGTAGCGGTTGAGCAGGTCGCCTTCGGTGGAGGTGTCGAGGATGTTGTATTCCACGGTCCGCGAAACGTCCTCGGCATAGGTCACCTGGTTGCCCGGGCTCTCCCATTGCTTGACCTTGGCGAGGGCGGCGATGGCCAGGCTCGATGGGGCCAGGAAGACGTTTTTCTTCGCGGCCTTGGAGTACACCGCCGGCATGTTGTGCACCACCAGGCAACGGTCGAAACCGAGGTCGGCACCGCCCAACTCCTGGCTATAAGTCACTTGATCGGCAACCGCGACGTCCTTGCCATCAAGCACCACACGCGCCTTGATGCGCTTGCCGAACGAGGCGAACTCGCTGGCCACCGCCTTGGTGCCGGTGAAGCCCGGCGCGCCGATGATGGTCAGGTCTTCAGCAACGCCACTCAGGGCCGCCAGGCCCAACTTGCGACCAGTCTGCGCTTCGATGCCGCCGATGACGTTGTTCTGCGTATCGGCGGGGGTGGCGCCCTCTTCGACGATCACCACGTAGACCGGCACCTTGACCACTTTGAGGATCTGGAACACCGCGTGATACAGCGTACCGGCCTCAGTGCCGGTCGGATCGAGCAACGCCTGGGTGGTGAAACTGTTGATGCGGAACGGGGCATTGCGCGGAATCAGCGGATCGGCCTTCGGCGCGGTGCCGACCAACCCGATGACGTTGTCCCCCAGGCCACCCATGGCCTCGGGAGATTCGGTGGCATTGACGGTAATGCCGTTGTGCTCGAAGTTCAAAACCTCAGCCATGGTTATTCAGCCTTCTTGGTGGTGGCCTTTTTGGCCGGTTGGGATGTAGAGGCCGCATCGGCAACCTCGGTGTTTTTCAGCGCCAGGCGACCGGCGCTACGCAAGGCGCTGGCCTCGACGTCGAGCAGGTCGAGCTCCTGGCCGATGCTCGACCAATGGCCGCCTCCGGTGGGGAATGGAACGAGTACGGTGTAGGTTTGGCGTTGTGCCATTCGGGTTTCTCCAGATACGAGAAAGCCCCTTCGGGAAGGGGCTTTCAGGGTTTTGACGGATAAGAAAACGCCCCGTTTGTTCGGGGCGTTTATTGATTTTTCTGGCTGATCCATTCCGGCTTCGCCGGCCGATAATCTGTGGCTGGGAATCTTCCAGCGGCAGGCCAGTCGCGCAACAACTGACGCCAGACCAGCAACTCGCTGTATTGCTCGGCAATCAAGCTAGTAGGCAGTCCACTGTCGACCTCGTCACGATGGCGGGCTATCAACCATTCCATCCGGTTCAACTCACTGTCACGCCAAGCCCGCTCGCCTGCTTCCAATTGTTCCAAAGTAAGCGGTAGGGCAGAGGCCAATACAGGTCGCCCATCGCCATCTATTGCCAAGGCATGACCAGCCAGTACGCGATATTCACTTTCGCTCATCTCAATGCAGGTTTTCCCGATGGCATTGCCGTAAAGGGCGCCCGGGTAAAGCCCTAGAGTTTCAGGACAAAAGAAAAATTTACTCATGATCAATTCCCCAGTGCGAGGTAGAAGACATCACGGGCGCCGGCCCCTTCGTTGCCAGACGCCGAGTCAATACTGATAACGGCTTGGGCCAGTCCAGATGGTGCCGCTTGATAGGTTTCTCCGCCGTTGAGGAAATTCGTAGTGCGCCTGATCGCCAGAACGCCAAAAGAGGCATTAGGAAAAGCCATCGGTAACGTGACTGTTGCGGTGCCGCCATTGGCACCGTTTGTTGTTATCTGGGTCGTTGCCCATTGGATGATCAAACCACCAAGCCAAGAAGGGAAAGCCAGATAGCCGTTCGGCGCAACGAGAAGCGAAACGCCCCAGCGAAGTTTCTTCGGCGTCACAATAGTGGCGTCATCGATACCCACGTTGGTAAGCGACTGTGTTGCAATCTTCGCGGTACCTCGATTAGTTTCAGTCGCCTGCGCCGCCAGGGCCTGTAGCGCAGCGATATCGATGTTTCCCTGATTAATCGGTGCATTCCAAGCCTTGATGCACCACATAACCGACAAGTTGCGCGGCCGAGTGACACCCGTGCTACTGGATACCGGCAGCAGGGCAGACGCCGCGTTGTAGACAACATCAGCACCGGGATAATCAGCGGCTCCAAGCCCATCAAGGCCCAGGTCCGAACGAATAGTCGCGTCTGATCCTGTTGAATGCAGTCCAACCACTGCTGATGCTGCGCTAGTGGGGTCGAATGGAACAAGCGATCCCTTTTGAAAGCTCCCCAGCGTACGCCCCACATCCACGCCACGCTCATGATCCCAGCCACGAAGAAATTCGCCACGCGACTCAGGTAAGCGGAAATTACCGGCCCCCTCATCCCCCTTATTGAAGATAGTGCCAAGGAATGACGCTAAGTCAGGGTAAGCGGTGATGCTCTTTACGCTTCCATCCAGTTCCAAAAAACCGGGCGCCACTTTATCGACTGGAAATGCCACCACTACACCGACTGGCAGCGCTGAGGCCTGGGCAATCATCGACTCGATTTCTGGCTTCGTGTAAGTGTCCTTGATACCGAAACCTGCCAACGTTTCAGGATTGGACCCGCCAGTCGCACGACCATATTTATCGACTGTCAGACTTCTATAAGTGCCTGCCAAAATGCCTGTTCGACCAGCGAGCATTTCAAAACTCAGCGCGGTCGTGCCCAGCGCAATCGGACCGTTAGTAACCAGATGCCAAAGCGAATCGCCGTTCGCGATACCTTCCTCGACCATCACCATCAGACCTGGAGTCACCTTTGCGCTGGTGTTGGAATCAACCGAGCGCATCCACGCTCCACTGGCCACAACATAAATACCGTTTTCCTTAGCAGTCGTTTGGGCCGTCACCAGTACCCGCTGACCGGCCACCACAGCAATACCGTCGATCTGCTGCAAACCACTCAGAACGATATTTCCCGTGGTAGCCACCCGAACCGATTGCTTACCATCAAGTTTCGCCAACTCGTCAGCGAGGTAGCTCATCACCCAGGCCCGCGTCGCCTTGACCACCGTATCGTCAATCAGCAACGTCACCAATGCCGCATTACTGGTCTCGAAAATCGATCGGATATAAAACTCTTTCCCCGAACCAGACGTCGCCAACACCGGCTTGAACGACTCCGGATATTTGACAATCGCATACAGGACCCCAGTGTCGGTCCAGATCCCAGCCTCACGCACATACCAACCGCCTACTTCAGGCGGGATGGTCACTTCAGCCAGCAGCCAACTCGGATTCTTCTCATCCTGGAACAGCGCATTGAGCGGTCCGCGCCAGACTTCGCGCTTGAGCGCCGTGGCGGTTGCGGCCGGGTTGTAGACCGCGCCGCCGCCGTCGCCGACGGAAATCTGCGAGAGCTTGATGGGTGTGCCTGCTGCCTTGCAGGCGGTTTCGTAGGCGATGCCTGCATCGGTGAGCAGGGTGTAATAGTCAGCCATTCAGGCCCCCTGTGGATAAATGGTGGATGTTTCGACGGTGTAGAGCCCGGCGGCCATGAAGGCCTGTCCCGAGGCTTCCAGCCCTTTGATGACAATTGGATAAACCGTGGTCAGCTCGCCGCACAGCGTGGCGGCACCGATGACGTGGCGGCCGGATGCGCTCAAGCCGACTGAAACCTTCAAGGTGTCACGTTCGCTTTTGGCATCGGCCAGGCGCCGGTCAAGACGGGCGTCGATTTCTTCGCTGTAAGCCTGTTCGGTAAAAGCCCTGAAGGAAAAGCTGTAGGGCGAACCAACGGGCGTTTGCTCATACCAGGCGCGAACTTCGGGCGTCAGTTGCAACCCCTTGGCCGCGTTTTCCAACGCCTTGCGTGTCCCGGCCTGCCGTGCAGTGGGCCATGCGAGTTCAACGGTCAGACGCTTTTCAACCTCTGGGGCCGTGGTGCTCCACTCGTTGACCCCGCGATCCGCCGCGAGATACGGCAGGAATGTCGCGGGCGTGGCAGTCGGGTTCATCAGCTCGGGAAACGGCGGATCGATACGTTCGAGCAGCCGGGCGAAACCGATATCCAGCGCCCTTTCCAGCGCAGAACTGCTCACCGGTAGCAGGCTTGGGGTCGGGGTATCGTCACTCATAACGTGTCCACCTCGACCTCGACGCCCGTGCAATACGGCGCCTGGAACGCCGTGGTCACGATCGGCGCCAATGGTTCGAGAATCTCGAGTCGAACCGCACCGGCGCTGTGCAATGTGTAGTCGATCCAACTCGGATCGACCCGGCCTTCCAGGCGATGACACGCCTCGGCGTATGCCTGCAACTGCTGCTGCGCGGCGACCTTGGTCAACCCCGAATCCGGGCCGGCATTGATCTTCGCCACGACGCGAATCTTGTAGGGTTTGATCTGCGCGCCCTGGACGATGACCAGGTCGGTTTCCGGTCGTACATCGGGCCGGGCGAAATGTTGACGAACACCCTCGAGCAATGCCTCGGAGGGTGCGCCGTCACCCTCTCGGGCCAGCACCGTGACAGTGACCTCACCCGGTGCCGTGCGGCGTCCGTTGCCGTCCTTGACCTGCGCGGCGTGACCGTCCAGGTCGAAGGTGTAGGTGACCGTCACCACGCCCGCCGCAGCGTATTCCACCTTCACGGCAGGCCGCTCGCCGAGGGTGAATACCTCGCGGCGATACTGCATGCGGGAGCCGGCCGCCGGAGCGTGGGGCGCGAGGTAATAACGCAACCGGGCGTCATCGTCGCTCTCGTAGACCGGGGCGATGGGTGGGAACGCCGCCGGATCGCCCGGATCGAGCAACTGGCGTTCGAGCCCCATGTCGGCCAGGCGGGCATCGAGGTTACTGCCCGTGGCCCACCACGCCAGCATCTGCTTGATCCGGGCGTTGTATTTGCGTTCGTGGGTTTGCAGGCGCACGCAAAAGGCCTCGAGGGCCAGGGTCAGCAACTCGCTTTCGTTTTCCAGGCTGACCGCAAGCCTGGCCGCACTGTCGGGGGAGCGTGCACCGACGTACTCGACCACGAAAGTCTTGAACTCGGCCAGCAGATCCTCGAACGCGTCGACGGTGACAATGGCCGGTTCAGCCAATTGGTTCTGGCCGGGTATCAACATGCTCATGTCACCACCTCGAAAGTCTGTTTGCGGTTTTTCCAGGTGCCGGCGAAGCGCAGCAACAATCCGGCGCCTTGGCGGCTGGCGACGATGACTTGCGGCTCGAAGTCGCCGATGCCGTTGTGGGGGTTGTAGAAGGCTTGGGCTGCATGGCTCTGGGCAAGAATCAGCAGGTCATCGCCGAGGTTCTGCCCTAGCAGTTGCGTGAGTGCACAGCCATACAAAGGACGTTTCTGACGGGTGCCCAACGGTGTGGTGAGCGCCCGGGTGGCGCGCTGGACGAACTGCGGCCAGTCATCCACGGTGGCGCCGGTATTTCTGTCGATTCCAATCATGGGAAAACTCTTTATGCGGTGCTGATGACACGCCCCTGGTGATCCACCAACGGGCCGCTCAGGTGCACACCGGAAGCGTCGAGCCGGATGCCGACGGCACCCAGTTGCAGGTCGATGGCCTCAGCTGTCATCGCCAGCCGCGACGGGCCGATAGTCAATTCGAGGGATTCACGGGAACCGGTGAATGTCGCCGGGCCGTTTTTCCAGTGCAGGACATGACTGGCGTGGTCGTAGCCATTTTCCGAACCGTCCGGGTAAAGGCGACGGGTCAGCGTTGCCTGTGTCGAGACGGGAGGAAACTGACCGCCGTTGAGGCCGAACAACGCCACCGACTGCCCGCCGCCATCACCGCCGCCATGGTTCAGCAGCAGGCATTGCTCGCCCACGGAGGGAATCCGCGACTCGCTCTGGGCGCCGGCACTCGGATTGAAAAAGCGGATCGCCGGGGTCAGCAGCTCTCCATGGGCGACCTTGCAGGTGTTGGTGGCGGCATCAACTTCCTGGCAGACGCCGATGCGACAGAGATTGTCTGCGCGCCGGTACAAGTCTTCGAGCTCGGTTTCCATCCCGGCCAGACGCTCGATGATCGGCCCCAGATGCAGGCGTAGAAGTGCATCGAACATGGTTCAGCCCTCCAGTGCGGTGTATTGGTCCGGGTCGTCGATGTTCGACACTTCCCAGGTCCGGGCGAATTTCGGAATGCCCAGTGGGTCCTCCAGCAGCGTCGGACCGAGGTACAGGGTTTGTGTGAATGAGAGAGTCCAGGCGGTGTACGGCCGTGTCCCGCCGCTGAACACGGAGGCAACGCCCTCGATATCCGTGGGCCGGCTGCATTGCTCGGCTGACAGGTTCCAGCGGTTGTCGACGATCAGGCGTTTCAACTCACAGGCCAGATCGCAGGCCGTCAACCCCGTGCTGGGCGAAACGACTTGCATGGAAAACGTCAGGACATGGGCGATACGCCCGTCATTGGCCCGGTTACCTGACGTATCACGTTCGATAGCGATCAAGACCCAAGGCAGATCGCCGGTGTCATCAAAGTCCTGGAGACTCCCGACCTTCAAGCCGGGCAAGGTGGTACGCAGCGTCTCGGCAATGGCGGTAAACAGCTGCGAGGGTTTTTCGATGAGTGTGGGCATTGGATGGCCTCTTTCCTGTGGATCGGCGGCACCGGCTCACTGTTGATCGGGACGGGAATCCGGCGGTGGCACTTCACAAACGCCAATCCGCTTGGCGACCCAGCGTTCGTAGAGACCGATGGCCACATCGGCACCGGCCATGGCGGTCAGGCAACCCAGGGCGCAGGCGCTCCAGATCGACATGCCGAGGGCATACAACAGCATGGTCGCCGAGACGCCGCAGACCACACAGGCGCCGGAGCGCAGGACCACGCGCCGCAACAAAGGCCAGCCACGGGCACCCTCTTTATCGGCACGCCACATCTCGCCGGACACCCCGCCCACCAGGGCAAGCAGGATGACCAGCCAGATCGGCATGTCCAGCAACGCTTGTTGCTCGTTTGTCATTCACGCCTCCTGGGGGGTGATTGAGATTGGCAGGGAGATTTTTTTGAAACTGAACGAGGCATGGTCAGTGCAACCAACCAGTCGCTACTAACAGCCTGAAACAGAAAGCCCCAACGAACGCCATGGCTGAACAAGAGCACGTTCGAAGGGGCCTGAGAGATTTAAAGTTTGAACAGAGTCGGCATCACTTGGGTGCCCCGCAGGTCGCGCCCTGGTAAGTCATGGTGTAGGTGTAATGCCGGTCCCAAGGCAGCGGAAGCGCACTGGGTGCTGCCCACTCCGCGTAGTTGCCCGCCATCGAGCCAGTAGCGACGACTTTACCCATGGCAATGGTGGCGAGATTGTTGGCGCTTCCTGCTCCACTCATCGGCACGCTTCCATTCCATTGGAGGTCATCCCCATTCTGAAACCACGCGCCCTTCCAACCAGCCTGCGAGCTGGAGTACCAGGTATTGTCCGCTTTGAAACAGATCGTTTGGTTTGCATAAAAGCCACCACCCGGGACATGGTAGGAAGCGAACTTCCAGGAACCGACAGGCGAGGTTTCGGCGAACGCATGAAGCGTCTGGGTCGCCAGGATTGCTGCGACCAGTATGCTGGAAAGCCTTTTCATTAAATTTTCTCCTTGAGATATATAAACTTGGGGCAGGTCGATACAACCTTCTTCTGGATGATTCCCAGCCTCAATTTGTGATCAACATGTCGATCGTGCTTGAGTCGCACGAATAATTAGTTTTCTTATCCAGTACAAAATAGAGGGTCGAGGCCACGGTGACAGGTACATCGCCCAAGGAAAAAACAGCACCGGTACCTTTTGCCAGGCTACCGGACTGTAGAACCGTGTTGCCCTGATTGAGGGACCAGGCGACACCGTCACCACAAGCTGTATGGATACTGTTGATACGACCCAGAATGTTGACGGTTCCGGTGATAGGACTGGTCCAGCGGATGATGGTTTGGCTGTTCATGCCTGGGTGGAAAATAACGTTACCCGCAGGAACAGTAAAACTGCCGTTTCCGCTGTAGTTATACGTTTCTTTATGTACGGTCACATGCGCGCCAGACGGCACATCTTGCCAACAGGTGGCAGGTTTTCCGCCGCAGACATCGGCCGTGAACGAAGGCAGGAGAACGTAATTATCGGGGTTATTCACTCCCGATGTATTTTCCATAAATGCCCAGGGCGAGCTTGGCGACACACGCTCTTTTGCAAAAATCACATCTTTTGCCAAGTTCCAGGACATGGCAGTTTCTGCCCAGGCGTTGATGGACATACCTGAGAACAGCAACAACCCCAATACTGAAGCGATGGTAAATTTTTTCATGGTGATGACCTATTGAGTCGAGAGCTTGAATGGCTCTGCGTTAGTCGCAGATGTTGTCGCTCCATGGCGATTTACTCGAGGCTCAACGGCCTTCACATGATTCAACGTCCCGCATCGGGAACACTTGATCTGGAGTTCAGTGTCCTCGCCCATACGGGCCAGAAGTCGTTTGCAGCTACCGCATCTGAAATCCTTCAGCATTTGAAAGCCCTCCATTGGCGGCGGTGATGATTTGAAGCGCCTCACGGCGCAGGCATTCCAAAAAGCCCGGTCGCCCAGGCTTTTCAGTAATGCGCTTGATCTTTCGGCGCGACTGGCGCGGTACGGATCCATTCAAATTGTTCCTCCGGCCGCGGTCCCTGCCCGCCGGATAACTGCTTCTGGTGCTTTACGCTGCACACCCGGGCCAGTTGCCAACCCTCTGAACCGTTAAGGCCGGTTCATCGCTGCCTGTTGATGAAACTAAAGAGCGGTTGTTGCCAGCCACTTTGTCGAGCGGCTTGGACACAGAATATGCATGTATGCATATCAAGTCAATGCGTAAATGCATTTATTTATGCGCAGGAAATGCATCAGCGCATTCGCGCCCAGCAGGGACGAGGGGTGGCGCCCTTTTCGAGGGCGAAAAAAAACCCGCACATCGGCGTAATGCTGTTCACTTAAGCATTTGAGTCCAAGCCGGGCTTTCTAGAAAATCCGATACCAGTCCTCTGGTATCGGATTTTTTATGCCCAT